GTAGAAAAAGAAGCACGAGAAAGAGAAAGAGTAGAAAAAGAAGAAAGAGAAGAACGAGAAAGAGAAAGAGTAGAAAAAGAAGAACGAGAAGAACGAGAAAGAGTAGAAAAAGAAGAAAGAGAAGAACGAGAAAGAGTAGAAAAAGAAGAAAGAGAAGAACGAGAAAGAGTAGAAAAAGAAGCACGAGAAAGAGAAAGAGTAGAAAAAGAAGCACGAGAAAGAGAAAGAGTAGAAAAAGAAGAAAGAGAAGAACGAGAAAGAGTAGAAAAAGAAGAAAGAGAAGAACGAGAAAGAGTAGAAAAAGAAGAAAGAGAAGAACGAGAAAAAGAAGAAAGAGAAGAACGAGAAAGAGAAGAAAGAGAAGAAAAAGAAGAACAATTAGCAGAAGCAAAACGAGAAAGAGAAAAAAATAATATAAATAATATAATAAAAATTTTTAATGATTGGAATGATGCATTAAGTGACTTACAAGAACTAAAAACTACAGATATTAATGAGTATTATATATACGAAATTATTTTGTATGATAGTGAACTAAAAAAAATAGAAGGAGCTTACCCATTATATAGAGATATTTTATTAAATTATGATGATATTAATAAAAAAAATTATAATTATATTTTTAATGAATATAAAAAATATAATGAATTATTATTATTATATATACAATTAATTAATAATATTAATCAAATATATTATTATTCAAAAGCTATACAAGAATATTATATTTTATCAAAGTATGAAGATAAATACAAAGTAAATCCTGCGTTTATGATTGAAATAGATGATATAGATGAAATATTTAATACTGTAAATAAAACATATGAAAAAGAGACTAGTCATTTAAAGCGAAGTCATTCAATTTATCTAAATTATTTAAGTGATATATACTCTACTACTGATATAGATTATATAATAAATGAAGCAAAAATAAAAAATATGTATAATCTTAATAAATCTGCATTAGATGAATTTATAAAATATTTAAGTGAAAAATATGCTGAAGGGTGTGAATATTTTGATGAGGAAACATTTATTCGATTTATATCAATTAATAATAGTAAGTGTTTTGATAAATATTACGATACGTATGGGACATTTAAAAAACAATTTAAAGAAATTTTAAGTAGTATTGAAATGTATAAAAATTTTTTTAATTTGTATAAAAATAATAATGAATTTTTAATTTTTAATTATGAACAGTATACTAATTTAAAAAATAATACTTATATCGCTGATATCGCTACACATTATATTAAATTTAACAATAACCAATATGGGTTACCAGTTATAGATTTTTTTAAGAACGAATACTATGTATTAAAGAAAAATTATGATGAGTGCATAAAAAATAAATATGAAAAATATAAAAAATATTTAATGAAAAAAAAAAGGGCAATAATAAATATAAATGCACAAAATGAACAAAATAAACAAAATAAATTATATTTGGAACAGCAAGAACAAGAGGAGTTAGAATTGGAACAGAAAAAATTCTATGAAAAAGAAAAATTAGAACAAGAGGAGTCAGAAAAAGCCGAGAGAACAAAGATTATATATAATGAAAATAAAAATGCCAACACTTTATTAGACTTTTTAAGTAAATCTGAATCATTATTTTTTAACATAAATTATGATGACATAGCTAATGAGTATTTATCAGAAGGTGACCCTATTAACAGTATTAATATAAATTATGATAATTTATATAATAATTTATTATTCAAAATATATGAATATAATACACCATTCTATACTGTAGAGGTTAATGAAGATATTAGTAGAAAAATTTTGAATAAAATTACAAATATTAATGAAGATAATTTATTTAATATTATACATTATATTTATTTATCGCAAAAATATTTTATAAAATTATTATCTAATTTTATTGACAATCATATACAATACAATTATCTTAATTTTATACAAAGTGAACTTAACCGATTAAATGATGATATTACTGATACATTATTAAATGAAATTACTACTGAGTTTAACCCAGATTTTGTTAATAATAAAAGCATAGAACATTATTTTATAGTATATGTAGACTTAGATAACAATTTGGGAAGTTATAAATCTGTCAATATACAGGAATTTATAGAATTTAAATTGGATGAATATAAAATTATCGATGAATATAATATCATAGAAAATATGAAAAATAAAATTATCAAAAAACATAATTTTGATAATGTAGATTATCTAAGCATTATCATGGATGAATTAAAAAATATTGAACAATTATACTATAATAACTATTTCAATATTAAATTTGACATTATAATATATAATATAGAATATTATTTAAATTTTATATATTTATCAAAAAATGAACATTTTTTAGATTCACGTGATATGTCTGTTATAAATAGTGCTAGTTCATATATATTATTAAATAATAATCAATATAATGCACTAGATATTGAAATACGAAGAAATTATTTTAAACCTATTGATACCAAATTTAAACATGATAGTGTTCCAGATTATCATCCTGCTTATAGGAAGAAGGTTTATGGAGGGTCAAAATATTTAATTAATGAAATAAATACGGATTATGACCTTGGTGTACTTCGTGCAATTATTGGTAAACACCCTATAGATGCTATTAAATATTTATCAAAAAAATATAAAATTATCGGTGAATATAATATTATAAAAAAAAGAATTCGTGCGCGTTTATTAAAATTACACATACGAAAAAAATCTGATATTTATAGTTTATTAGAAAATATAGATTCAAAAATTCTATTAAAGATAGTATCAGATAACCAGATACCAAAAAAATTATTAACACTTAATACACATAATAATCCTAGATGTAAATGTAATTTATGTTCACCAATTCGTGATTCTCAATTAACAAGATTTATACGAATAGCAAAGCCTATTTTAATAAACAACGCAATATATTATAAAAATGTTACTATAATTTATAAAAAGTTACTACTTATATTACAAAGTAATAAATAACCTACACAAATGATATAATATGATAATATAATATATTGTAATATATTATAATATGATAATACTACATGTTATAATATGTTATGATGATATATGTTTATAGTTATTCAACTGTTTTATAATCCTCGATATCAATCAGTCCGCGAAAGTCGATTACCGAATCTTCTAAATCAAACGCGATGAGTAATTTTTTTTCATTATCTATATATAATTTAACATATGGCCCGATTTGTGCATTTGCAATCGACTTGATATTTACAACTTTTAATGTTGCGGCAATAATTTCGAATTCAATCATTTTTGATTCCAGGTCTAATTTTATCGTATCATAAGATTCAACCACTTCTATAACATTACAGTCCTTTGTATATTTGAAAACAAGCGGATAAATTCCAGCGACTTTCTCAATAATAAATTTACTAGATACGGATTCAATATCATTTATTATTTTTTTGAAATTTTTTTTATTAAATTGGAATGACAACTTATAAGTATCTTTATTCCATGAATTATCTAATTCCATAGCAGGTATACTTGCAAGATTAAGTGTATGATTTGCAACCGAATTTAAGTTTGAATTGAATAATGATATTGACATTGACCTAATATTTTCATTATAATTTGGTATAGTAAATTGAATATCAGAATAAAAATTTGCGTCAATTTTATCTATTATAAGACCCATTAACGACCTGTTTATCAATAGGTATATTGGGCGTTGACAATAATATCTATACACAAATTTACAATCTATAACTAATCTAAAATTACATTCCTTTGAATAACTTTCGCCAAGCATAATAATCTGTTCATAGTCGAATATTAATTTAATTTCGCTAACATTATGTGCTTTAAATAATGTAAAAATTCTTTTAAACACATTTGGATTATTAAACTTAAACTCAATAATATTTTCTAAGTTTTCCGGAGTATTACATATACCAAGTGGTACAATATTGCGATTTTTATTATCAATGCAAGGTCTACCGGGACCACGTTTTATTTTTTGTTTTTCTGAATTATCTGACATTGATATTATAAATTTTTATTTATTTATTTATTATAAAAAATAATAATATAAATTACTTACAAATAATATAAATTACTTACAAATAATATAAATTACTTACAAATAATATAAATTACTTACAAATAATATAAATTACTTACAAATATATCATTTATTAACGAGATTTATATACTTCTATATTGCAAAAAAAATTGAAATTTATTTTAGTATAATCGGTAACATGAGTTCATCCGGCAAATCTTCTGGATCAAGCGGTTCTTCAAAATCTGGCGGGAGCAGTTCTGGAAATTCTTCTAGTATTGCGCAGGGGTCTGGAGGTTCTGGGAACTCATGTACTAACTGTAATTGGAATTCTTCATATGTACCTAGCCACCGTAACTATCTAACTTCTACAACAATATACGACGATAGTAGCGACGACGACTAACAATTATGCCATACATGACTCACACTCGTTATTTATTTTTTTTTCCAAGTCATAACTTATAGTGATTTTTGTTGGCTCAACAGCAGCGCGTGAACGAGTATAATAAGACATAGTTTTAAGACCTAACGATACAGAGTACATTAATGCGCTTGTTATTACCGCAACCGTAGGTGAACTAAAGAATAAATTCATACTTTGTGTTTGGCAAATAAATCTACCACGCCCGTCTGCCATATTCATAATATTTTTCATTTTCATTTCCCACGCTGTTTTATAAATATTTTTTATATCTTGCGGAATTTCTGGAATACCTTGAACACTTCCGTTTGCTAAAATAATTCGGTCTTTCATATTTTCAGACCACAGTGACAACTTTTCCAAATCTTTAACTAAATATCTATTTATTATTGTGAAATTTCCTGCCTTTGTTTGTCTAACAACAATGTTGCTAATAATAGGGTCAATTCCTGCATATGTTCCGAAAATTCTGCTTGTACTTGCAGTAGGCATATAAGCAACCAATAAAGAATTTCTTAATCCGCGTTTTTGTACTTCTTTACTAATCGCATCCCAATCCAATTTGTATTGTAATTTCGCTGACCCATATTCTTCCCATAAATGAGGTTGTAATTTTCCCTCTTGTGTTGGAGAACCATACCAGCCAGAATATGAACCATGTAATTCGGCGAGCTCCATAGATCCGCATAATGCACCATAATAAATACACTCCGCAATATGTTGATTAAGTAGAGCAGCCTCTGGACTTTCAAACGGCATACCGAGCATCATAAATACGTCACTTAATCCTTGCACGCCGATACCAATTGGCCTATACCTCTTAGATGACCTTTCGCATTCCGGTAAAGAATAATATTGATTATCGATAACAGAATTTAGATTATAAACCAAATCTGTAGATACTCTCTGTAGTTTCCAGAAATTAAAATCTTTTTTATTACCATGTTCTCCTACCATTGCGGCTAAATTAATACTTGCAAGAGTACAAACTCCGATATTATTTTCACCATTTATTTTACCACTTGGGATTAATATTTCGCAACATAAATTACTGGAATTAGTAATTGCAACATTTTTTAAATTACTTTTTTTATTACATGCGTCTTTATTCATATTATAAGGAATTCCGGTATCCATCATCATTTCGGCAATAATAATAAGTAAATCACGTGCGGGTATTGTCGAACGCGCAAGTCCTGCCATTTCATATGCACAATAATGTTTTTCGTATTCATCACCATAAGTAGAAAGAAGTAATGGAGTATCTTTTGGACAGAAAAAACTCCATTGTTCAGAATTCCTTGCGCGTTTGAATAATAGTTCATTATGCCAAATCGCATAAAATATTTCTCTTGCTCTGTTTTGTGAAACATTATCATTAGCCCGCAATTGAAGAAAATCTAAAAAGTCCGCATGATGTGTTTGCAAATATGCAGCAATTGACATTTTTCTTTTTCCTCCTTGATCAATTACTGTGACATTTGTATCATATACTCTCAAAAATGACGATACTCCTTTACTTTCACGCCCAGTTGAAGAAATTATACTTCCTTTTGCGCGCAATGATGAAAAATCTACTCCAATACCAGCCGATTGACTTCCAAGAATTGAACATTGTTTAAAAGTTTCATAAATACCTTCAATACTATCATCGCATTGTGATACAAGCATACAACTACTTAATTGGTTCTTTTTTAGACAACTATTATAAAGTGTTGGTGTTGCATGTGTATACTCAAAAAGTGATAGTGAATCATAACAATTTTTTACCATTGTTAAATTATCGCGCCCTATTTCAATCGCGCATCTCATCCACATATGCTGCGGGCGCTCAATAACTTCTCCTTTATGAATAAGTAAATACGATTTTGTGAGAGTTTTAAATCCCAAAAATTCAAATTGCATATCACGCGATTGCTTAATTAGGCCGTTTATATATTCTCCGTGTTTTAATAAGTAATCAGAAACCCAGTCCGCAATCATAGAATTCGGCGCATTAATAAGTATATCCATCATATCAGTAAATGTCGCTGGTGTTTTTTTATACAAATCCGACATACCAATTCGTACTGCTAACAACTCATATTGCATATCAAGCGAACATAAAGAACTACATGCATTTATTGTGAGTTCATCAATTTCAGTTGTAGTCATGCGGTCAATTATACCGTTTGCTACACATTGTGTTATTTTTACTACACATACTTTTGTTAACTTAGGTTCGATTTCTGCTAATTCGCATAATCTTTCAGTAATCAAATCAAACTTAAGAGTATCAATACTACCATCGCGTTTAATTACAAACATTTTAACAAATTTTTTATAAATTACTTTGCGAAATATTTGTATATACTAACGAGTATATGATATATTATATAATATTAAGATATATTTAAATCGCGATTACTAACTAAACCATAATAGTGCAATTAAATGATACCAATACAAATATTTTATATCATGAAATGCAATTTTTAATATTACTATTATAAGAATTAGTATAAAAAAGTGTATAGGAACGTGTTGAATATAAGATAACATAAGAGAAAATGTTTATGCCTGTTTACAATTAACTTCTATTAATACTTTATATTGGCTATTATTAATATATATGACTTGATTATTAAATAAGTTATAACAATATCATAATAATGGTAAGTTATAACAATATCATAATAATGGTAAGTTATAACAATGTTATGTTATAACAATATTATGCAAAAATATCATATTAATAAAATAATACTATTAATAACAGACAGAATATTTCCATAATTTTATTAAATTATAATGCGTTTTATTGGATTATCGGTAACATTATCAAATACTACAAATAATAAAATATCATCTATTTTATCAACTACAAAATATTTTACCAATATGGAATTTTATCATAATATGCAAACAGTAATTTTTTATGAAAATGATTATAAAAATGTATTAACTATAATGAATTGTATAAATATTGTTATCGCACCTAATAAACCAAACGGAGTTAATTTTATTAATGATAATACTTTAATGTTATATGTGAATTCGCCTATAGATGCGCTTAAATTTGCAATAGAAAAAAAATTTAATACTGTATTCGTGTATGTGAATAATTGCGAAAATTGGTTTGTAGAAAATAATTTATTTGATGAATTTAGAATATCCCAAAATTCTAAAATACAGTTGTATGATTATATTAACAAATTTGGTAAAAAAAAAAGAGAAACTAATACATTACACTCTAATGAATTACACTCTTTTGAATATTATTATTTTTGTATTAATGATAAATATAATAAAGACCTTCAGCGATTAATAAATGATATTTCTTATGAACCACTAATAGAAAATAGAACAATAGAAAAAACACGTAACTTATTCAATCAAAATCTGTCTTTCAATTTACGAGGTGGTGTTATTCCTTTATGTACTGTAAATAAAAGATGGGTTCGTGGTGTATTCTATGAGTTAATGTGGTTCTTAAAAGGGCGTACCGACCTCGAATATCTTCACAAATATAATATACACATATGGGATGCAAATTGCGAAACTCCGCAATTGGGAAGTGTTGTGGCTTCAAACAATATAGGCAAAATATATGGATATCAATGGCGAAACTTTGGTGGTTCCGGATTTGACCAAATATCTTATATTGTAAATCTATTGAAGACTGACCCAAATAGTCGCCGAATTGTGCTTTCTAGTTGGTGTCCGCCCGATATTTTTACAGATTCATGTTTGCCGCCTTGTCATGTATTGTATTGTTTTAACGTGAATAGTAAAGGCGAATTAATGTGTCATCTTACACAGCGTTCTTCTGATGTAGGTGTCGGATTGCCATGGAATATAGCAAGCGCGAGTATATTAATAAATCTTCTTGCAAAAACTTGCGGTCTAGTTCCTGGATCATTAGATATTACATTATGTAATGCACATATTTACGAATCGCATCAATCAATATTAAATGAACAATATAAATTATCGAAAACTCCCAATTATTATCCGCGTATAATAGTAAATAATAAAAAAAATATAGACGAATACGAATATGAAGATATTTTTATACTTGATTATACACCAGAATTTTCAAAAAATACATTGCCAATGATTGTATAAAACAAAAGTTTGTATACTACAAAAGTTCGAATAATACAAATGATTGCATATTACAATTGAATAAGACTAATTTAGTAATAATTTATTTTTTATGATGTGCGTTACCGTTATTATGTTGCCATTTACCATTATTATGATGTTTATTATTATTTTTAATTTTACCTATCATAAGTTTTCGCGCATTTTCTTTATACAGTCTTGTATCTTTTTCTTTTTCATTTATATTTCGCTTAGAATATACATATTTTAAGAAGTCTTCATTAAGTTTTGTAAAGAACCCGTGACCATCTTTTAAAAATGTTTGCCGAGTACTAAATGTGAGTGCATTAATTAATGCATCAATAGATTTTCTTCCAAAATTAGAATCTATTGAACCTCCTATGGTATTAACCTTTAAATAATCTGTCCATAAATAATTTTCTTTAGCACAACAATTGCAATAATCAAACCCTTCAACAACACCAGCATTATTATTCTCATGTAATTGATAACCCCGTTTTATTGTATTATAATAATACAATTTCGATTCATAATCATTCATATCGTATTCTCGTATTTCCATTTTATCAGATACTAAACGTGTTTCAGTAGACTTATATCTCGGAAAGCATTGTAAATACATAATACCATCAAAGAATACAAATTTCTTTTTTTTATAATCTGCTATAAAATCAATTCCATTGGTTATTGCTTCGTTAAAGTCGTTTTGTACTATTTCATTTTCTGAAATAGCGTTATAACTATCATTTTTTAAATTATTATCATCGAAAAATGCTGTTCTAAATTTTACCATCCATAATAATGGATTCATGGATTTTATCCAATTATATTGTTGTGCATTATTCCACACAATATCTAAGTTTGAAGGTGCCCTATCATTTATTGTAGTCCGGATATCAGATATAAATAATATATCTCCCAATTGTTTTAATATCTTACCGAGCGCAGTAGTCATAAAATCTTCGATAATAAATATTTTAGCAGTCTTATTTGATGTAATAGTCTTTATATAATTGGGGTTATAATCACTATTACCAAAATAAGGAATTCTATTATCATTATTTGTTTTAAGGTGAATAATTTCTTTAAATGGTTGTTTTCTATGTGAAATTCCATTTACATTAATATCGAATGGTGCTGGATCAATTAAAATAAATGTGAAATGCGGAAATAGTTTATGCAATAAAAACATTTTATTATTTGGTGCGGCGCCTACATATACCACATATGGTAGTTTATCACTATCACGTTGCGCATTTATCTTATTATTTTTACACCATAATGTTAAAAATTCTAATTCAGATAAGAATAATTTACGCTGGCCTCTATGAGTATTAGGTGTTATTATATTCTCGCCTGGTACGTATGGCAATGTATGTTTAATATCGTCAAAAGTAATATATGGAGGTTCTTTATCATCAGTAATAGTCTCTGTTGCCTTAATAAACAAATCCGGGTTTTCTGCGTGATTTGCTAATTCCATAAATAAATTGCGATATTTTCTAGCTATTGGTTCCTGTTTTTTATTATTCACTGTTGACATGTTTTGTACTATTGCGGTTTTTGTTATACTTTTCTTTTCTACGGGTTGTTCTTTTTCATTTGATTTTTTCTTTGTAGCCACCTGTTTTTTACCACCACCAGATTTTTTATCATTAATTAATTTATAATACATGTATTGACTAATATGATGTTTTTCAAGTATATCTTTTACAAGCATTCCATTATTTTTTTCCTTAATTAACTTAACCTTAACGATGGACATCTTACAAATTATAAATATATTATTTCATTTTTATAAATAAAAAAATAATAATATAGTAATGTTAAAAAATAAGTTATCGCTATATAAAAAATGATAAACAAAAAGGAGTTTCTGCCGGCCAGTGGACCAACGGAACGCGTCCTCATGTCGTAGCACTATATAAAATATCCAATAACAACGCTCGGGGGCGGGGGTGCCAGGCGCATGTAAGCGCTGGCACTGAAGCATAAGTATATATAAATAGCAACAAAAAAACCAAAATAGATAGACAATCACAATTTAGAAAGGATACAGACGGGTGTAGTGGGTCCAGTCCTTTCTGAGGACAATGTGGTCATGCGGGTGTTTGCAACCCACAGGCGAAAACATGACGACTTCATACCTCTTGTCCTCCATCTCTTGGAATATTGTGACAGTGTTATGTGTCATGCGGACATATGTTTCCACAACATCATCAGTCGCCCAAACACCACTGTTATATCTTTTATCGTGCTTTACAGGGTCAGCTCTGCGCAACGACGCTTTCAATTGGTCAGCTTCAATCATGTCGCCTTCATTCACCGACAAGTAAAAACACATCCCTGTGTCTCCACTTGCAGACACCGAACCATAGCATCGTTCAGTGTAGCTGATTCCATTTGAAACAAAGCCCCAATAACCTTCGTCAAGGTATTTCCTCGCGCAACGGGTAGTTTCTGATACCCTAGTGATACCGGCAACGGTCATCACTTCATCGATTATATAGATATCCTCCTCTTCTTTAATGCCCAAGCTTAACGCAAGAGCCTTGGTCAATTCATCCTCAACAGAGTCGTTGATTGAACGCTTTAAAGCATCGCGAATGTCGGCTTCTTCGCGAGATTTGGAGATTGCTTCTTCTGCGAGCATTTCGAAATACAGTGCATATTCCTCCGTAGTCATACCAAGATCTTCTTTGCACCCGATGAACGACATTTTCGCTTGTTGTTCGTTAATGGAATAAAAAAATTCATTTTTTTAATTTTATGTCTATAGGTAAACGATGCATAAAGCAATGTCGCGGAAATAAACCAATAGAACCATATACTGCAATATTAGAACATTTTGCACATCTCAATGGCTTTTTTTCTATATCGTGTTCCTCGCAAAACTTTGATAACATCCCAAAAGTATCAATATACGGTTGTTTCTTACACCCAGTTGTTTGACATTTCGTACTATGAATATTAATCATATTATGTTTTTTATGGGTAGTACAATACATACCACGGGAATTATTAGGATAATTATATTTTGCCATAATATTACAAGTTTCTACTGTACATGTTTGATATCGTAGATTAATCATATTTTCTGATTTATGTTCATGGCAATATTCGGGACTTTTAAACTTATAATTAAAACTAGGTAGTTTCATACAACCTTCGAAATTACAACGTTTATTTACTACATCAATCATTCCTGATTTTTTATGTATAGTACAATAACACGGTTTTTTTGAATCTTGAGTATTGAAAGACGCGCGAATATCACAGCCATCTTCTATACATTTGCGTTTTGTTATATTAACCATTTCAGGTTTTTTATGAATTGAGCAATATAGGCCTTTCTTTTTATTTTCAAAATTAAAAGATGCATATGTATTACAACCGAATTCTAAACATTTTTTATTATTTAGCTGTATCATATTAGGTAACTTATGCAATTCGCAATAAGTTGCTTTAACCGAATCTTCAAAATTATATAATGCGGTCTGTATACAATTTGCGTGTGTACATGTGCGATATCTACCACTTATTCGAATAACGCAACTGTCAACTGGTCGCATCTTTATTTATATTTATGATATTCAATTTTTCAATATTATAAAAAAATTATTTATTACATTATTCGTATTTATACTAACAGCAATTACTAAATTCGCTCAACATATTCACTCACTATTATTCAAAAATCACTATTATTCAAAAATCACTATTATTCAAAATCACTATTCAAAATTACATAATTATACAATATTTTATCCATCGTATAGAAATCCAGTTAGTTAATCTTTTATTATTTATATAGGTACGGATATTAGTTATAAAATATTTTTTATCTTCTATTGTTTTTTGTAATGTTTTTATTTCTTGTTTTATATCCATTATAAACTTATCTACACGTAATAATAATTGTAATATACGTTCTGAATTTTCTGAAATATGCTTACTATGATTTTTTATTAAACGATTTACATCATCATTTAATTTACAAATAAAGTTATTTTTTATTTTTATATCAGTAATTATTTTGTTTTTTGAAACAATAAGTTTTAATAAATATGTTTTCATATCGAATATTGTTATACTTGCGCGATTTACATTCATTGGCATTTTAATCTTGAATTACATTTCAATAATATATCTATTCATTTTTATAAAACATGTGTTTACGATTCGGGCATATCATTGGCTTCAAGATTATCCGGGTTATCTTCAAAATCCATATCATCCATAGAAAATCCGTCTAATACACCTCCGGTATCCGATAACGCATCATTAGCATTTTCTTCGTCTTCAATAACTTCATTCTCATCATCGTCTAGTTCTTCAGCATATTGTTCTTTTGTATATTTCAATTTAGCAATAGAAAATATAGAATATAATAAATCAAATTGCAGTAATTCATCAATACAATATTTTGCAAAATCTTTCATAACATTTTTGCTTTTATCAGCCAGTGTAGTAAATTTATATATTTCTGAATAAATAGTCATAAGTAAATAATTACATAATGAAGTTGCTTCTGTGTTAATTAATGAATACTCGAGTGGTTTAAATTGTGGAATATTTATAAAATCTTTATAATCTGTTTTTTCTGCATTATTACTAATATCTTGTAATTTTGGAGTAAGTTTTCGAGTTCGGTTATATTTAAGCTGTTTATTAACCCGAATAAGAAAATTATAATACTCTGTAAGCCTTAAAGCTCTTGCATGATTAATTTTTTCAAGTTCTGTTGGATTAATAGTTTTTGTTTCAATGTCCGTATATACATATTTTTCTGTAAGTCCTAGATTATATAAACGGTTATATTCGATTTTATATAAATTCGCAATATTACTTATTGACTCTGTATTTAATTTTATGTTATTAACATTACCAATATTATATGTTTTAATTTTTGATATAGTCCCCGTAATTTTATTATCGCTTTCAAAGTCGCGACTATATGTTTTATTCCATTTATTATAATATTCTATATTCTTATCGGAAATATATTGTATATTAAGTTTGCATTTGCTACATACTTCCTTATCAATATTATGAATTGTACTCACAGGGCATTTAAATGTATAGTAATTATAAAATGAAATTAAACTATCATTAAATTCTAAACCTTTACGAACTTTATTTTCATCTATTTTTGATTTTATACTACCTGTTTTAGATGATTTTAGATCTGTTATTTTTATATTTTTTTTTGAATCAATAAACATATTTGCAATATCCTTGCGCTTAATTTCTCCAACATTAGTTATAAATATATCCCAATCCACACGATTACCATCAATATCATATAAATTTGATATTTTTCCATTTTTATGTTTATGTTTATATTTTGATGCCATTTTAGTAGTACTTACTGCTGGTATATTTGCGATATAAATATCTTTATTGAATTCTCGTTCATTACTTACAAATTCTTGTAATTCTTTATTTACTTCATAGTAAATATCGCTCTCTGGTATTGCTAATGAATTGATTGCAACTTTATTAATTGCCAATAATGTATCAAATACTTTATCTTTTCCTCCTGTATCTTCTATATTCATAAACAAACTACTGCCACGCGGTAATTCCGTTATTTCTGTAAATGACGCAAATTTTAAATTTTTTGTAACATCGTTATAAGTTCTGTTATTTTTATCCGCAATCATTTTATAAAAAAAGTCATAAGAAAAAGTATTAATTAGTTCTTTTACTGCATCCGGAATATCAACACGTTGCTCACCAACATCATTATAGGCTTTTACTAAAATTAATTTAATTTTTGCAATATCTAAGGCATATTCAGCCAACTGTCTTTTAAATGTTTTGAAAATGAATTTAAGAGAAGTTGCGAACAATTCCATTGTTGCATTAGGATGAGTAGCGCCTCCTTCAATATCCATCTCAATTTTTTTACTAAATGCAACAACATTTTCGTCATTTGCATTTCGAATTTCTTCTACATATAGTTTCTTGGGGTCAACCATTTTTTTTAATTTTGTAATTTTTTCTGTATCATCTTTAAGTTCTTCGACATCATCTGACTTTTCAAAAATATTTGTATTTATTTCTTCATCAGGTTGTTCTTTTTTTTCTTCGCGATTTCTATCACCGCGATTTCTATCACCGCGTTCATTAGTTCGCGCTTCTGGTGATCTAAATACTATTTCTTTATTATTTTCCATCATTCGTATAAGTACAGCATAAGTATAAATATGAATATAAAGAGTAACTTCATTATTAATTTCATCAGGTGTTTTACCTTTATTTTTCATAATTCTTTTTTCCGTATCAATAATAATTGTAGTTATCGAGTTTACAATATCGCGTACTGTATTATTCATCATCATAAATCGTGAATAAACATTATATTTTATTATATTGATTACATTTGTATAAATATGTTTATCTATAGGTAAACGCATTTCAGTCGAAATTAACGTTTTATCCATTATTTGTTCATAATCAACTGGCGCTAATTCTTCGCCACATAACCCGCAAAAATACACTTGAAGTTCTGACATATTCACTTCATGATGCGGTTTACCAATATTAATATTCATAGAAGCATATTTACCAATTATATTTTTTACAATAAGGTAATCTGGTGTATTTGTCGATTCCATTGTTAATGTCTCAAATTTATGCGCACATATAACATCTGCAAGTTGTATATCTTTTGCAGCATTTGCAATAGCTCCAGATGTTGCGATTTTAAACGCCTTTACTCTTACATCGCGATTAGGATCATTCAATTGGTTAATTATTTGTATAGGAAATACGGTTGATTTTGTAAGATTATCTAATTTTTTTATATCATGTAAAATAATTTCGCGTTCTGATTTTGTTAATTGACTATATGTTTTATTATATTTATTTTTACTCAATGCATTACGGCGGTAGTATTCAATACTCGAAAGTCTACCTTTATAATATTGCATAATATTTTTATGTCGGTTTTTAAGCATACTATCATATATTGAAATCAATTCGAGTACATACGATTTATTCAATAAAGCAGTATAATATAGATTTTCAATATTGTAATTATACAAACAAATAAGAAAATCTATATGTCCCTTATAATATAAACTAACTTCAGAAACTGGCGAAATCAATTTAATTATATCTGCTATTTCTTTATCTGGCTTTACTAATTCACGTCTATTTTTTACTTCATCGAATTTATCAAAACTTGACCCTGATAAATATTTATGCACAATATTATAAATAAATTTAGACGATAGTGATACAGAAGTTGTATTATAAACTGTGTACAATAAAAGGAGTTTATTATAAATTGTATTTAGTTTATTATAGCAATCCGGTTCATTAGAAATATTAAGTTCAATATAATTAGTACGATCGAATTGCTCTTCTTTTTTTATAATTTCTGTTTTTCTTTTTGCACGTTTTCCTCCGCTAAGATTTTTTAATGATGAATTTTGTAATTTATTAAGTGTTATATTTTGCAAATTCTCAAATGTATATTTTCCCGCATATCCAAAACGCCCATAATGACCATATATAATAATATTATTAAGAGGTGTTATACTATTATTATAACTATGTTGATTAATTAAATTATTACGAACATAAAGACCAGTTATGTTTAATGGTGTATTGCTTGAATACATTCGTGAATATTTTCCATTAATATCAACAGCGCAAACTGGTCGAGATATTTGTGTTGTTATACCAGTTGGCGATAAACTATCAACAACAGGGTCGCATATTGCAAGACACTCTTTTAATAATATGTTTAATATAGTTGGTCTTGATGCTGGTTTTGATAATAACTCGTTATTTTCCATTTCAAATAGATTTTCAAAATGATATGATTCTATTGACTTATTTTGCGCAGCCATTTGTTCGTATTTAATTTCGCGCTCTATTGTTGTCAATGTGCGTATTTCCACAGGTGGAGCATTTTTTGTTATCAAATTTATTTTTACCATCTTCTAATATATTACCCCAGATATTAAAGATTAATTTAACTATCTAAAAAATGTCACTAGACCCACACGTTTCTGACACTTTTGAAATACTTAGTGTATTTTTCACTAATATATTTTATAATGAATTGTATTTAAGTTCGTTTTCACAGACGCAACAAGCAAATGCATCATCTATTACAGATTTATATAAAAAAAAATTAATTTTGTATTATGGACAAATGAATAATGATGTAAATAAATGGTTTAATAATTTTATTGTCCGTATTAAGCTTGAATATGATAAACATACAAAACATATTTTTATTACAAATGCAGAATGTATAGACAATATGTGTACCGCATTTGTTCCTACAGACTTTATTAAATCAATTATCCCCAATAAAAAATTTAGTATTGTATTTAATTGTATTCGCAGTGTAGTATCAAACATGATTGCTGAAATCGGACAACAGCATTTAACACTTATTATTGACGAACGTAAAGATAAGGATAGTATTATCACTATAAAAGAATCGTTTATAAGTCAGTTTATTGCAGAACGTGAAAAAATGTTTGGAAAATTTATTGATTCTCATACTCGTGAAACGCGTACGACAGTTTCTGCAGAAACTGTAAAGCGAATTCGTGATGAAACAGAAAAAGTTAAAAAAGAGAATAATATTCTTATATCTAAAATTAGAAGCATGTCATTAGATGAAACAAATAATAAACGTGAAATAGAACGGTTAACAAATGCTATAAATGTGTTGAATAATAAGAATGAAAAATTATGCGCTTATGTAAAAGAATACCGCTCAAAAGTAGCAAATTTAGATGATAATGAACATGAGATTGAACATCTTTATAATGAAGTTTCTAATAAAAAAATGGAAATCGAATCATTAGAAATGGAACTACATTCAGTAAAACAAGAACTTGCTAATAAATCACGTGTAGTAAATAATGATAGATCGGCAGAAATCGAATCGCTAGAATCACAATTACGTATAGTAAAACAAGAACTTGCAAATAAAATACAAAGCACATCGACTTTAAAACCAATTGAGCAAACCGAATATGTTGATAGGCCAAGTAATAATAAATTTCTTAATGAAAAACAAATTAATAGTGCAAAAGATAATGCAACTATAGATATTAATAAATCGGCTGGATTGGACGATATTAATAGAAGGTTTAATAAAACGGGTGTTGACGAAGAATTTGACGATGAAGAATATGACATCAATACTATAGAGCTACCTAAACAGAAAAATAAATATTTAAATATGCATTCACTTGATAAAAATACACAGTTAGAAAACCCCAGAAAATTTATAAAGAGTTTTGATGATAGTGAATCGAATTCTAATAGTGATAACAGTGATAATTTAAGTTTTACAAAACAAAATACACGAATAGACACTAATGTAAAATCATCTAAAAAACATACTTTAAGTGAATCGAGCAATGATTTAGATGGTTCTGAAGAATTTAATATGGAATAAACATAATACTCTATTTTTTTGTTATAATAATTGTATTTGTTATAATAATTGCATTTGTTATAATAATTGTATTTGTTATAATAATTGTATTACTGTTATATAGTATATTATAACAATGCCGATTATGATGAGTTCAATAATTGATGGTGCCAAAGATATGATAATGAAACCAAGCGGTACATTTTTAATGAATCCATTTATTACAGCTATTCTAATAGTTGGATTTATATTAGTTCTATTATTTATATTTAGTGAGAGCGATAATTTAATGTTAAAAGTTGGTGTATGGGGTGGTATATTCACAACTATTGTTTTATTTTATCATAATAAAGCAATAAAATCAGAAATTGAAAGTAAAAATAATTATAATAACGAAACTATAGAAGGAGGTGACGATTTAAATTTAGCTACTATAACACCAAATGTATCGGGCGGTAATAGATTAGCACCGACATTACCAACATTACTAACAGTGAATGGAAGCATGTCTAGATTATAATTAAAAATAATAAGTATTATGAATAAATATTTTTAATATTGTATAGTATAAATGAGTTATTCTTTTGAACCGGACTGGACGAAAACAATTGTATTACCAACAGGACAGCGACTTGGACATTTACCGAAGGATCCTAATATTTTTTTAGACAGGTCTACTATTTATTATGGTGCAAGTGGTACCGGAAAATCAGTAGCAATCCGCGAACAATTAAAATTATTAGAAGGTCTTATAAATTCCGTTATTGTTTATGCACCTACGAATAAAGTAAATCAGACATATACCGGAATAGTTGACGACTGTGTTATTCATTCGAAATTAACACGCGAATCAATAGATAGAGTATTTGCAGAACAAGAAAAATTAGCAACTATTTATACCGAGATAAATAATCCTACTATATTGGAAGAAGTAGTGCGGTTAATGCTGGATATTCCAATGTTAAGCAGTGTGTATTATCGCACTGTAAATCGTGTGGAAACTCTGAATAATAAATTAGTAGAAAAAACTAAAATAATAAAATCATCAAATATGAATTTTCCGGAAGCACGTGAAAAAATAGGAGAGTTTGCTGATTTGGTAAAAAATAAAATAATTGAATTATATAAAACAGCAATACGTGAAAATCGTCAATGTCTGCTAGAAAATATTAACGACCCGTTATATACATCTATTATTAAAAAAATTGATATGAATCCGAGATTACTTATTGTAATGGATGATTGTATAGATGATATAGTTGCGATATCTGGAAAATCTAAAAAAGATAAATCTGGTGATTCAAAACCGTCAATTATGGATACTATATTTTCGCGTGGTAGATGGGCATATATAACAATTATTATTGCGGCACAAGATGATGTAAAAGTAACTGCAGCAATTCGTAAGAATACATACATTAGTATATTCACAGATGCAGAATGCGCACAACATTTTATGGAAAGTAAAGCAAATGCAATTATGGCGCAAAAAAGAAAATATGCAAATATAGTAATAAACGCGATATTCAATGACGGACAATTAAAACGAAACGATAAAAAATTAGTTTATTATCGTTTGGGGTCTCTTGATAAAAATATGTTCACATATAAAATAGCCGATATTTATGAATCTATTGATATAGGTAGTCCAGCGTTTAAGTTAGCTTGCGCTAAGATATCAAATAAACAACCAACAAAAAAAGAAGTATTGCGGCAATTACTTGTTCCGAATAGTGTAAATAGTTAGTATCGCATATTCATAAGTAGAGTATATAAATCACAAGTATTATTTATAAATATCGAGTATTATTTATAATTCACAAGTATTATTTATAATTATTTATGTTTCGATTTTTTATTTTTGGTCTCTTATAAATAAGCCTACCTTGCGATATCTCACACATTTTTTCATATGTTTGGTCATGATATTCGCGAGTTGCGTATTCTTGTAAATGTATACCGTCTAAAATTAATTCGCATACTTCCTTTTCATTATAATATTCATCCTCAATTGCTTTTGTTATAAAACTCGGGTAATATGTTCTACTTGGTTTTGTTTTAACCATTTTATAATAATAATCTTGTAATGTATATTTTACACATATAGCATTGAATTTTTCTGTTGATGGTATTGGCGGTCCAATACCCGTTAATGTTTTTTTTATTTTTACGACATTTCCATTATATTTGGTTTCTTTTATTTCTTTTAAGTATTCGCGCAATAGTTCGCATGTCGGATTATTAACATTATCACGATTCATACATCGCCGTAATTTATCAAATACATCTGTTGGTATTATTTTATTTTCTATTCCAAAAATTTGTTTTATCCACATTTCGCAATGTTTTGATGATACATAAGGTATATTACGCGAGTTATCTATTACTTCAAAAGTATCGCCACTATTTTTTGTAATTGCACCGCATATTGTGCAAATCATTTCATTAGACTCTTGATTAATTTTAAAATTGCTATTGTTACATGATAAACAAATTTCGTTTTCATTATCAGGCATTACAGCAATCCCATTAATCGATTTAAATTCGTTTATTAAGCTAATATCTTTACTAGTAGCAAATTTAAAAACATCTGTAGCAATATTATTCAATTGCTCAAATATATTCTCGCTAACAATGGTTTCTGAAAATACAGAATATAAATTAGTATCATCAGTTGGGTTATTCGATGAATTTAATTTTACTATAAACTCAGTTGCTATAGATAAATATAGATTACCAAGATCAATAACATCATTAATTCGCGTATTAACATTGTTAGAAACTGTCTTTAATATTGACAATTTTTTAGTAATACGCGAATGTAATGACATTATCGAATACATTTTTTATATATCTGAACTAACTCATTAATAAAAATATATTTAAATCGCTATAATTTTTATAACATGTTAATTGAACTATAAATTATTGAATAAAATTCAAGTATTATTGAATAAAATTCAATTAAAAATATATGTCATCATTTATCACAATATATCTATCCCGATATATCTTATTTAATAGCATCTGATAACGAATAACATTTGATAATTATCAGCTTTTGAATACTAATATGAGTAATCTATCACCGCAAGATTTAATTGACCAAGTTATTACGGGAAATATTAACCTTGATGAACTCGAGCCAGAAGAAATTATTAAGATGCGGCAAATGCTAAACCCGTATGCAAAGGGTATTAAGCTTGATAACCCAGGTGAAAAGTATTATGCTTATTCTCTCATTAATTTGCGTGAAGACTATATGGAATCGTTTCTTATGACATCTCTTATTGGCTATTTATTCAAACGAAATGACGAATGGGGTGTACCAGATGGCGAATTAGTAGAACCAGCTGATGACTTTGACAGTGATAAGATTACTACTGATTTTATTAATGAGAATTTGGTTAGAGGAAAGGTTGTACTAAAAAGAGAAGATAGAGATGCTGTTAGTGGTGCAGCAACGGAAATTGAAGAATCCGCAACTAATAGATTTAAGAGAATGGTTGTACGCGAATTTCTTATCGATGCGTTCAAGTATAATCCAGATAGACATGTAAGATCCGCATATAAACGTAATAAAGAAGACACTGAACGTCTCAAAGTAAACCCAAATAAAAAACCACCTCCTTACGTTCGTGATTCTACTTCGGATCATGATGCAACTAGAGAAGTACCACCAAAAACTAAACCAGAAGAACGCGCATTGCAAGAATATAATAGGGTTGTTAGTAAGGTACCGCCAGTAGATTTATTTTATAACTTTCGTAATTATAAAAGTCATAATTATGAAGCTTTGCGAATTGCTACACGCGATTTGTATTGTTTAAAACCAGAATTTGATTATACATTAATTATTTATGACCAGTTCGATAATAGTAAAGATTGTACGGATTTCATGCGAAAGCATGAAAAGGATATGGTTGTTGGAATGAAATCGATTTTGCGAAATTCATGGACATTCCAAACAGATGTAATGAAAAATCGCGAAGCTATTAAATATTCTGGTGCTACAAGTATTTTGCAGGAAATGCTGGATAATGCAGAGTCAAGCCAGAAATTGGCGCAAGATATGCTGAATAAAAGACGAGATATTAAGAAAAAAAAGAATCGTGAAGAATGTGGCGAGGATGATGATATTATTAAAAAGTACAATAAAGATAAACAACGCGAAAGAAAGAAAGCAGGAATTAAAGAAGCTAAATCTGATATGGAGCGCGCAAGTAGAAAAATTGGTGAGAAATTTATTTCGCGAAATGATTTGCCAAATCCCGCGCTCGATGATGATGAAAATGCAGATGTCATTGAAGTTCCAGTTTGGAATAACACAGGTAAAACACTCGAGCCTTCATCATTCTATACAAAATCTGAAACACCAGACTTGCCGGATATGTAAAACATATAAATAAACATTAAAAAAATTATATTTTTATAAATAAATATAATAAGATAAATTGTGTTAATATATTAATAATATTTTATTACACTAATCTATTAATATTATTTTATTAATAATGAATAAACCACCATTGTAAAGTAAATTTATCATTGATATCTTCATAACAAGGATAAATTCTATAATTAGTATCATTTAATCCTTGTCTTCTTTCACACATTATTTCATCACAATTATAAATTTTCTTAATTGAACGAATATTTGCCTCATAATATCCATCAGCATTAGGTTTAATTTTATTTGGACCTTTTCCTTTTAGTTTTTTTTTAAATTCTTTATTATAGTATTCTTTTACTTCTTCTTGATTTTTAAATTTCTTAATAACTGGTTCTCGTAAATCGTTTATATTTGTTGTTTCTAAATTTTGAATATGTTTCGGATTTACAAACAATTTTTTTGAACCTGTCGTACTATATTTTATTTTTCCAAACGGATTTTTATAAAATTCTTCATATTCATTTATCGCGTTTATTGATGTTCTATGAGGCCCAGTTTTATGACCATTTAATACATCTTGTTTCCAATATCCACTCATTCTACCAGGCAACCCTTGAACTTGAACATTTGTATCATATTTTTTAACATGCTTTTCATGTGTTGCACCTATCTTTTTTTTCCATTCGTTTGGAATTAGATTAGCACGCCGATAAAACCCCTTAACTGCTATTACTAAGTGATTAGTAATATTATTAAAAATATTTGATAACTCTTCATAGCTTATTCTATCATCATAAGTGTGATTTTTGAATTCTATATTATTTCTTATACAAGCATCAAATATAAAACTATTATTTTTTTCGTCCATTCTAATAATATGAACTCTATGATCCGAATTATAATTTTGTAAAATATCTTCTCTCACCCACCTTTCAGCACTTTCATAATCATTGATTGGGTAATATTCTTTAATAATACCAAGATGTAAAAACTCCTTATGTCCTATATAACTTTCTGGTATAGACATATAATGTGTATAATGTTTATCGCCCCATTTATATAAATCTCTTAATTCATTTATCATAGTAGCTGAAACAAATACAAAACGAATATTATTTTCTTCCATATATTTCATATCCAATATTCCACTTTCTTTTAAAATAAGATGTAATTTTTGGTCTTCTTTATCACCACTATCAATTTCATCATTTATAATTATGGCATTTTTTATATTTTTTAACTTATTTTTTAATCTTTGTAATTTACCATGATGATAAACATTTTCTTTGAAACATGATGGTATTTTATCTTTCATATCATCTTCCCAAGATATATTACTCATCGCGGTAATAAAAAATATATTATTTCTATGTAAAACAAAATTATTGTCTGAATGAGTGGTCATATTTTTGGCTATTTCAATCATAAGTCCATCCATTCCGACCTTTGTTCTTTTTACTATACTAATTACTCTTATTTCCGTTTCATAGAATTTATTACATATTATTATGGCATCTTCTTTTTGATTAGGATATATATATTCACTACTTGCCTTTACATCTCCAGTAATAAATAATTCTTTATTTTTATTGATTGCGCTTTGATAGTCATTTAAAACAATTTCTCTGTTCAAATCAAGTATTGTGTTATTCATTTTAATCCGTAATTACAATAGTGGGTTTAACTATGAAAATGCTATTTAACGTGTATTAACCGGCGTTTAGCGTTAATATAATATATATTATATTTTTAAATACTTTATAGAAGGTTATAGATATATTAATAATGCCGTTGAATTTATGTACAAATTTAACTATTTTATTTGTAATAGTTCTTGTTGTGATAATCCTATCAACTCATAAAATGCGTCTTCCGTGATGTCTATAATTCCTAACTTTCGAATATCAGGAATGAACATAAATACATCTGGCTCTAAAAAATCCTGTTTATATTTTGTATAGTGTCCGATTATATTGCAAATTTTGAATGATAATAGTTTTAAAATTACTTCTAAATTATCACCCAAAATATACGATTTCCAACTTCCTGTTAATCCTAACCTTCCATCATCAATAAACGTACCAATGAAACTAGATTTATTAGAAATTATTATTTTTTTTTTATTTGCGTCTTGATGTAACCCGTTAGCTTTTTTAACCATTAGTCCTTCCTTTATTGTATATGTATCGACTGCCCATAAATCATTTTGTGTATATTCATTTGGTAATTTAATTTTGCTTCCTGAAGATGTTATTATTTTTGTTTTAAATTCCAATTGTAAATTTTGCGATTCAATAAACGCGAGAAGTTTATTAAATATATTATGAAATGCTAAAGGTATAGAATATTTTGGATTGAGATATTCTGTCGATGAAGATAATAATTTTTTACTTTTGATTTCGCTAATAATATTTGTTTTTTTATTATGCATGTTTACTACATTTTGTAAAATAAATAATGATATAGGTATTTTTCCATTTATTACTTCTAGACTTTTACTATTATCCCATAAACGCAACCAATATATATGTTTTTCCAATAAAATATTATGTAATTTATGCGTGGATTTTAGCCAACTTAATGGAATAATAAAAACTAAAAACCCGGAAAGACTAAGCCATTTAAATGATTTATTGATAAACTTAGGCCATATAGCTTCGTATTTTTCTGACGTTTTATGTGATGCCGTTTTTCGTGTACAACCAATACTTCCTTTATTATATGGCGGGTTTCCTATTATTATATCAAATCCGTTAATAATCTCTGGCCATTCATTTAGCATATTCATTTCTAATGTATCGCCTATATAAATTTTCATAGCATATAGGTTATTAGGATTAAATATTTTTTTGCATATTTCTACATTTGCAATATTAAGCTCGCTCATATAAAGCATATTCTCAATAATATATTTTTTACGATATTCAAAATCAGGAATTTGCGAAACCAATCCGTCCATTAATCGCAAATAAACACCTATAAAAAAATTTCCTATACCAGAAGCAGGATCAAACCATTTTAAATTTTTTTCTGTAAAAATGCTTTTACCGTATGTTTTATTATATGCTGCATCAAGAGCATCTAACATTTCAAATATTATATACATCGGTGTAAATACTTCGCCATTTTCTTGTTTTTCTTTTTGTTTTGGTTTTAGATAACTAGATATTTCTTTTAATAACTCTTCGGGTTTATCAATAGTATTTTGCATTTAACACACAATCGAAGATGTATACTATTAATTGTATACTATTACTCGTATAATATTAATCATATACTATAATTTTAAACAACTCGATAATATTAAACAAAAAAATTATAAAAAATAATATGTCATAATTACATATGTCATAATTACATATGTTATAATTACATACGTTATAATTAATATATTATAATTACATATCTATTTCCCAATGCGAATTAATATATTCAATTTCTTTTACCGGAATTAACCATAATTGTGCTTTAATCGCTAAAATATTATAATTATATTCTTTTATTCTTTGTTCATATAATCGTTTAAAAATATCTAAACTTTCTGGAACTATATTGATATTATTAACTTGCCGGACTGTTGTCAGCCATTTATTATAATCTATCTTTTCAATATTTTCAAATAGAATATAATTATTTGCAATTTTATATCCGGTATTATTTGCAGCAAATGTTCCATTTTTATATAATGGATATACTACTGAGATATTCAGTTTAATTAAATTTTTATATGTATATTTAAGCTGTCTATTTATAAAATCACTATCTTCTGGTACGAATGTAAATATACCTAACATGGTATTTAATGACGGAAAACATCGAAAACCAGGAACGTATAATGAATGGAATACTAAATGAAAATCATTATATGTATTATAATATGTATAAATATCATCAATATGCTGATTAGTTGGATTATCAAGAAGTTTGACTAGACTATTTAATTTATTTATAAACTCTTCGCCGAAAGTTTCTGGTGTATAATTAATAATATCAAGACATTTATTAATTTCCTCAGAAAGTTCAATATTATCAAGCATATATACCGAATTATTCAATCCGACAGAAGAAATATTTGCAATGTCGAGTATAGGCGGCGAATAATCATCGCAAAATATAGTTTGCTCGAATACCGATTCGTCAGTGTTTTCAACAAATGCACGCAACTCAGCAGATTTTTGTTTATAACAAACTAATTTATCTCGCAAAAATTCATTTATAATTGGTTGTGCATTTGTAATAATAGATTGTTCAGCAGCTAGTACCATTGATAAATGTAATTTATTAGTTTCATGAATTTTATTATAATCGTCTGTTTCCATAGCATTATCATCAACAAAAGTAATTTCATGATTTTCAGATACAGAATAAAAACTTTCATCCAATACTTTTATTATTTCTACAATAGTTTTTTCTGTACCATCAATATTATGTGTTTCTGATGCGGTAAATTCTACCGGATTAATTGTATATGATTTATCAAGTAGTGTTACTCCATCAATCTGTACTAATTTATCAGTTTCTTCGTTTATAATTTTTACAATTACACTCCAGATATTTTCAATATCTTTTGTAAATGCTAAATATTCTGTACATAATTTTTCGTCGGTCGCATTAAATTTGTTGACATAATATGACTTAATATTTAAAATATCAGAACCCAATAACCTATATTGAACATATTCACCCTGTAAACAAAACTTGTACAATTTCCAAATAACACATTGAAATGTGTAAGGAATATTAGAAATCCAATTATCCATTTAAATATTACAAATAAAAATACTACAAATATTTAATAGTATTGTGTATCTCTGAAAATTTTTATGACTATAAAATAATTATAATTTTATGACTATAAAATAATAATATTTAAATTATTTTTTTATGTTTTGTATTAATATACTAGCTTTTATATAAAAATTAAATGGCAACCGGAGCTATTTTCACACTAGTCGTTAACGACGGTCGTCAAGATAATCTTCTTAACGCGTCAGACCTGCTTAAGGATAGATTGTCAGCACTTGCGAGGTTGAATATTGATACGCCTAAATATGTCCCCAGTTTGACGGATATCGAGAAGACACACGTTTTGTTTTTCAATGCCCATTTCAAGCCTTTCGTTGCTATTGGTTTTGAATATCAAAAGTTGCAACCATCAAGTACTGCAACTTTGAATTCTACTGTTTCATTCTCTATTTCACAATTTGGTGATTTCTTCCACGATATGGTTTTGCATGTTCGTTTGGGTCCTGTTACTGCAGCCACGGCAGCGCATACATGGCGATGGGTTTCATATCCTGGAGAACGTCTTATGGAAAAGACGAAGTTTAGTGTTAACGGAACTGTTTTGGATGAGTATTCACCCCAAGATTATAAGTTTTATCGCGAGTTCAGGTTGTGCGAGGATAAGCGAGTTGGTTATGACCGTTGTATGGGTCAACAGGCTTTGCTTCCTGCGCAAGTTGTGCCAGTAAGTGGTTTGGAATTGAATTCTGGTAATCCTCCCGTAGGTAGTTTTGGTGCTAGTACTGTTGCAGGAGTTGATGAATCAACCGGGTTGTGGGTTCAAGTTAGTGACGGTTATCAAACTGTTAAGACTAGTACAGCGCACACGGATCAATCATCTGCAAGCGGCCACCAGCGCACAGATGTTCTCGAACTTACCGTTCCACTTATTTTCTGGTTCAACGAACTTCCTCAATTGGCTATCCCTGCCATTAGTATCCCCTATGGTACTCGATTTGTTGAATTTGAAGTTACTACACTCGCAAATCTTGCTCGTGGTGTTATAGTCAGTGGTAATGGTGGAGCTGTAAATTCTGTTGCAGGTACTCTATCTATTACTGGTGCTGATTTCTCTGTTTGCAATTTGTATGTTAATAATATCTTTGTTAATCCCGAAATCCACGATATCTTTGTTAAGCGAATTGGGTTCAATCTTATCCGAGTCCACCGTAAGCAAGTTAATCGTGTTACATCTTGCGCATTGGGTGAGCAATTGATGAATAACTTCAAGTGGCCGATTGAGACAATCTATTTCGGTTTCCGCGATGTTACTCGAAATCAAGTGACTACTGGTGCATTGTCATATCTTGACCATTGGCATTCATTCGGTCAGGCGTTCTCAGTTGTTAATAGCACTACTGTCGCTTCTACTAATGCACTTGTTTACCAATATAGCAAACTTCTCCCTGTTGTCCAATCAATCACTGTCTCTGCACAGGGTATTAATGTTTATGCAGATATTCCCGCGCTTTTGTTCAATCAATACGTTCCATGGGCATATGGTGCCAAGATTAACACTCCTAAAGACCCCGGTGTTTATTGTGTTACATTCAATTTGTATCCTGGTGTTTACCAGCCCTCTGGTCACATCAACGTTTCACGTGCACGTGAATTCTATATCAAGTATGATAATACTATTCCTACTACTGCACGAAACCTCGGTGTTGCTATTACCAGTGCCGACCTTATGGCAACTGCTCGCGCTATTAACTTCCTTCTTATCTCCGATGGTTCCGCTGTTCTTCGTTATTCCACATAAATTATTACTATCAAAAAAATATTATTACAGTATAAATTATGTTGATGAAAAATATTAATAAATATACAACAATTATATTAATAAATATACAACAATTATATTAATAAATCAATTATGTATTTCAATCAATTATATGTAGTAATATTAAAAAAATTAATGTTATAATTAAGTATTTTTTTTGTAATATGTACATATATAAAAAAATTAGTATATATAAAAAATTAGTATATATAAAAAATTAGTATATATAAAAAATTAGTATATATAAAACATTCGTATATATAAAACATTCGTATATATAAAATTAGTATATATAAAATTAGTA